AGTCAAGAGCAATTACAAAAATATATGGAAAAGGAATATAATGGTTTTGCAATTGAAACAAATCCAAAAACAACAAATAATTTTGAAGATAGCTTATCAGGTAGATTCACATTAGGAGAAACCATTAGTGGAGCTACATCTGGAGCAACTGGTACACTAACAAAGAAAAACATTGATATGAGTCAATTGATAGTACAAAATGTTACAGGTGCTTTTATTGGAGAATTAGTTGGCATTACAAATACATCTGAATTAATCACTGGTTCAACTTCTGCAGATACTGTTTCCACATATAGAGTCTTTAAATATGCAGATGCACCATATTATTACTATAATGAGAATCATGGCACTGGTGCAATAGAGAAAATTGTACTTACAAATGGTGGTTCTAACTATACATCAATACCTACAGTTACATTTTCAGGTAATGGTAATAGAATACCTACTGCTACTGCAACCATATCTGGTGGAAAAGTAACAGCTATTAATATTAACAATAGAGGAAGTGGCCACACAACTCTTACTATAACGATTACAGGTGGCGGCGGAAGTGGAGCAGAAGCAAGAGTAGTATTATATCCTAATGAAAAATTACCAGTTACAAATGCAGTTCATGTAGATGGTGGAGTTGCTGATAGTGATTTGGCTTATGTAACAAATAGAGACCATGAATTTAATTTAAATGAGGATAGGTCAAAAATTAGATATGTTGACCCTAATTATATTGGCCAATTTATTGATAAGTATAAAAAAGCGATTAATACATAATGAGTAATCTTACTGCTAGTACTACAGAATCATATCGAGCTGGTGCATATACGCTAGATAAAGTACATTTATTTACTAATTTAAATAATCCAGAGCAATATATTGATTTAACCAATGTGTGCCAAAGCTTTATCATTAAAGAAAGTATCTACTCAATGGGTATTACCCTTGAATTTTTTGTTTATGATTCTAGGGGTCTTTTAGAAGCATTTAAAATAATGGGTAATGAGAAAATTAATGTTATTCTTTCTCGCCGTGATGTTGTATCAAAAGAAAAAAAGGAATATGATTTAAATTTAAGAATAGGTAAAATTGATAATTATTCCAGGCAAAAAGAAACAATGCAGGCATTTAAATTAACTTGTGTTTCGGATTATGTTTATCACAATAATTTAATCGCATTAACAAAACCATTTAGTGATTCTGTTGGTAAATCGATAACTGATATCTGTAAAAATAATTTAAATATTAATAAAGATAATTTGGAAATAGCAAAAGATACTGGTAGTGTTACAGGTGTTTACCCAAGATTAAAACCACTTTCAGCCATTAAATGGTTATTAAAAAATATTACAGATAATAAAACACCATTTTTCTTTTATGAGAGAATATCAGATAATAAATTAGTATTAGAATCATATAAGGCTATGATTGACAAAGATGTGTATGATGAATATACATATGAACCATATTTTGATGTACCACCAATTGAAAAAGATTTATATGAATTAGAAAGAAAAAGAATATCAACAATGTCCTCAGATTTAGATGTATCACAATTGGAATCCATAGCAGATGGTTGTTATGGTTCAACATTACACACACTGGATATTGCAACTAAATCTTATAAAACAGTTGAATATAATTACAATCGAGATGTTAAATTAAACGATAATGACGCATTATCAGATAACATGAAATTATTAGATACACCAATAAAAGAATTTACAAAGGGTAAAAATTTCTTTATCTCACAGAATTCACTAGCTTATGGGGCTAATTTAAATAATTATAACAATATTATTTCCTCTGGTTATTTAGATTCACATTCATATTTAAAAAATTTAAATACATTAACTATTAATATTACTATTAATGGTGATTTTGATTTAAAACTTGGTAATAAAATCCATGTTAGTATCAATAGGGCTGGTTCTGATGCAAAAGAAATAGCAGTGGATAAATATTTTACAGGGAATTATATTATTACTGCTATAGAACATTCATTTAAAGAAAGATATAAAATGAATTTAACATTGAAAAAGGATTCATTTGAAGATAGTATTGATGATATAATACAAATACAAGATAGGGCTAGGGAAGTATAATGAGAGCAGATGATTTTTTAAATAATGGATTTAACTGGTTTACTGGTGTTGTCGAAGATAGATTTGACCCAGAGGAAATGAACCGTGTTAAAGTGAGATGTTTTGGTTACCACACCGAGGATAAAAATGAATTAGATACTGATGAATTACCTTGGGCTACTGTTATGATGCCAACAACTGCAAGTGGAACATCAGGAATTGGAGACACACCACACGGATTAATGGAAGGTTCTTGGGTTGTAGGGTTTTTTAGAGATGGACCATCCGCACAAGACCCAATTATTATGGGAACAATTGCTTCCAAATCATCTAGTAGAAGTAAAAATTTAGGATTTACAGGTTTAAATTATCCAAAAGGAGAATATATTAACCAAAGTGATGTAAACTTTTCTGCGAGAGCAACCAAATATGAACAGGGAACATCAAATGTAGAGAGAACCAAAAAGGATTATCCTAGTATTACAACTGCTTCTCCTGCAAAAATATCAACAGTTGCTCCAGATAAGGCAGATAGTTTTTATGCCGCACAAACGTGGACAGAATTAAAACCATTAAATGACCATAAACCAGATTATCCATATAATAAGGTTAATGAAACTGAAAGTGGTCATGTATTTGAAGTTGATGATACACCAGGCAATTTAAGATTAAATAAACAGCATGCTTCTGGTTCATACGAAGAAATCTATAATGACGGAACAAGACAAGTTAAAATTATTGGTGATGATTATGAAATCATTGTAGCAAATAAAAATATCCATATTAAAGGTAATATGAATATGACTGTCGATGGTGATTTACGACAATTAGTGTATGGTAATTATCATTTAGAGGTCGAAAAAGATTTTACAATGAATATTAAAGGTTCATTACAACAAGGTATTCAAGGGAATCACGAGGCTGAAATAGCAAGAAATAGAAGCATTAATATTGGTTCCAATGATAATTTATTAGTGAATAATGATTTAATTCAAAATGTTGTAAATGATAATTTATTAACAATATCAAATAATTATACAATTAATACAGCAAAAAATTATGCAAATACTGCATACGAAAACATGACATTATTTGCTGGTGGTAAATATTCACAAAGTTCTGTGAGTGATTATGCAGTTGCTTCTGGTGGTAATATGTTATTTGGAACGACTGGTAATTTAACAGAGGAAGTAGATGGTACACATACAATGACTTGTGCGACTGCTGCATTAACATATAACGCTGGTGAATTAACAATTAATGATATCACACATACGCAACATACACATGAAGAGGTACCAGGTACTGGTGGTGCAAGTTCTCCAACACCTGCAACGCAACAAACATCTGCACCTACTACTGGGACATAAAAAATGAGTTGTTCAGAAAATAGTTCATTAAAAGGAATTAAGGATAAACAAGCACAATTGGATTCTCTTTTAGAAGGAGGAAAGGCTCAACTATCCTCAATGACTTCTAAATTAAATGAATTAAAAGCTGATTTGGAATCATTTAAACCTGAATTACCTAATATTGGTGGATTACAACAAGAGTTATTAGGCCTTGCGGCACTGACAACACCCGAAGGTTTGGCTGCAAAAATAGCAGAATTAAATGAAAAATATGGGGCAAAGGTTCCAAATTTATCATCATTAATTAGTGGTTTAGGATTGGATAGTTTTCCACCATCAATTAGTATATCTGATATATGTGACCAAATACCAAATGTCGAAGAAAAACCTGATGGAACAATAAAAGAAGAGCCAGAGGAATCAAAACCTGCAGAAGAAAAACCACCAGAACCTACACCAGAAAAGAAAACAGCACCTGTTGAACCTATTGATTTAGATAAGTATGAATTAAATAGGGACCTATTAAAGGCTTCATATGAGATTTCGAAGGAAAACCTTGGAATAGGACCAATCACAAGAGTATTTTTAAGGAAGAAGAATAATCAAAAATTATTAGATTTAACATGGCCAGAATTAATTGCAGAAATTGCAGAAACTGGTGGTTCAACATTTGATGAAACAAAAATATTTGATTATACATACGATGATTTACAAAAGAGAAGGGAAAATTTTTTAAAGAAAAAGAATGCTGAAGGTAAATGGGATTTTGTTACAGAGGGTAGAGTATTTGCAAAGGAATATAATTTAGCAAAAGCCTATGCTGCAAGTGTTGGAAATCCAATGGCAAATGCAGAAAGCTTCACGATTGCGGCTCAACAATGGGTTGAGAGACGAAAAGAGAAACTTAAAACTTCATAAAATAGTTTATAAATAGATATATGGCAGGATTAATACAATCAGATAAGAGTATTACAGGTGATACATCAAAGGCTCGTGTAGTTTCCAAAAGGAAACCACATAGAGATTTAGATTTATCTCTTAAAATACATCCAATACGAAAGGATATTATACCTTTAAAAGATGATAATGCAATAAAAAATGCATTAAGAAATTTATTGGTTAGTAATTTTTATGACCGACCATTTGCAATCGATAAAGGTGCAAATTTAAAAGGTTTATTATTTGAGCCTGCAGATGTATTTACACAAATTGCATTAAGAAAAAATATAGAAACTGTAATAGAAAAATATGAACCAAGAGTTGCAATAAGGGAAATTGTCATTAATGATGAACCTGAAATGAACGCATATAGAATTTTGGTTGATTTTAAAATAAAAGAATTTGATACCAACGAAAGTGTTGAAATCATATTAAGAAGGTTAAAATAATATGGCTAGTAATTTAAATGTCACAGAATTAGATTTTGAACAAATTAAACAAAATTTAAAAAACTTTTTAAAACAACAAAATGAGTTTAATGATTATGATTTTGAGGGTTCAGGGTTAAGTGTTTTATTAGATGTACTTGCATATAATACACATTATAATGCTTTAAACGCTCACTATTCATTAAACGAGGCATTCCTTGATTCAGCACAGATTCGTGGTAATGTTGTTACCAGAGCAAAATTATTAGGATATACTCCTAGGTCTGTTTTATCACCAAGAGCACAAGTCAATTTAGTGGTTGATGTTTCTAGTGCTGTAGGAACTCTACCTCCTATCCTTGAATTAGATAGAGGAACAAAATTAAAAACAATAGTAGAAGGCGAAGAGTTCCAATATGTTGTTTTGGAAACTCAACAAGCAACTTTAGTAGGATTAACATATACTTTTAGTAATGTTGTATTATTAGAAGGTAATGTCCGAGAACTTAAATATAGAGTTGATAATGATATAGAGAATCAGAAATTTCAACTTACGGATTTAAATGCTGATACAACATCATTAAGAGTTCGTGTTCAGGAAAATGAGCAATCATCTGCATTTGATATTTACACTGCATTCGAATCATTAAAAAATGTGGATGCTTCAAGTAAAATTTATTATTTACAAGAAAATGCCTCTGGTTATTATGAGGTATATTTTGGAGATGGCGTAACGGGATTTAAACCTTTAAATAATAATATTGTAACGGTTGATTATGTTACGACCAAAGGTAAAGAATCAAATGGTGCTAATTCATTCTCAATGGTAGATAATATTGGAGGTTATTCTGATATTACAGTTACAACTGCAGTTAATGCATCTGGTGGTTCAGAGGCAGAAACACTTGAATCAATAAGATTTAATGCACCGTTAACATTTACAACACAAAACAGAGCTGTAACATCAGAAGATTATGCAGCCATTATTAAAAAAGAATTTACCAATGTTGATTCCATATCAACATGGGGTGGAGAAGATAACGACCCACCAGATTATGGTCGTGTTTATATATCAATTAAACCTTTATTATCTAATGCATTAACAACTGCAGAAAAAAATGATATTACTGGTGCGATATTAAAAGGTAAAAATGTTGTTTCTATTACCCCACAAATTGTTGACCCTAATTTTACAAATTTAGAGATTGATTGTAACTTTAAATATAATCCAAACCTAACAGATAGAAGTTCAGTTGAATTAGAATCAGTTGTAAGAGATACTATTTCAGATTATAATTTTAATAATTTAAATAAATTTGATGGTGTGTTTAGGCATTCACAATTAACAAGAGCAATTGATAATGCAGACCCGGCGATATTAAATACTGTTATTCGACCAAGAATGTTCCAATATATTACACCAACAGTAGATACAAATAGTGTGGTTGAATTACAAAATCACATACTAAGTTTTGTTGCACCATTTTTCCAATCTGGTCAATCAACAAAATTTGTTTTAACATCAACTGCATTTGGTTTAGCAAGTGACCCAACAACAGAGCATTTCTTTGGTGATTTACCAATTGCTGGTTCAACAAACAGAACAGTGGTTGTTTATAAAATAGTAAACCAAGAGAATGTTATTGTAATTAATGATGCTGGATTATTAGAACCAGAACTTGGTAAATTAACATTAAATAATTTTAGACCTAATAATACAAATCAAATTAAAATTACTGTATTACCTAATTCGTTAGACCTTGCACCAAAGCGTAATCAGTTAATCTCAATTGATAATAATTTTGTTACCATCGTACCAGACATTGATACAATTGCAGTTGCTGGTTCATCTGGTAGTATTACATATAACACAACACCTAGATTTAAATAATGGCACACAGACACTCAATATCAGGAGGTATAGTAGAAGTTGATAATTCAACACTACACGAAACAAAGGAGGATGTCCGCCTTGACCAATTATTACCACCTGATATATTAGAAGATAAAGTTAAATTACAATCTTTTTTAGAATCATATTATACGTTCATGAATATGGACGAATTT